TTTTTAGAATGTAATGGAGCTGCAGTTTCAAGATCAACTTATTCTGCATTATTTGCAATCATCGGTGAAACTTATGGTGTAGGTGATGGTGCAACCACTTTTAATGTACCCGACTTACAAGATAACGTACCCGTTGGAAAATCTGGAACTAAAACTTTAGCTTCAACTGGTGGAGCAAACACAGTTACTTCAACTGGAAACGTAGGTGGTTCAACAGCTAATGCAACTTTAACAGAGGCTCAACTTGCAAATCACGTTCATGGTGCTGGTATGTATCAACCAGGTCCAAACAGTCAACCCAATGTATGGACGACTCAACCAGCTCAAGTTACTTTAGATAATACAGGTGCTAATTTTAACCAAACACAAGATGTGGGTACTTCAACAGGACACTCTCACAATATGAGTGCAAATTTTGCTGGTGATGCAACTTCAGTTGTACAACCTTATTTAACTGTAATTTATATTATTAAGACTTAGGAGAAACTATGGCAACAAATGCAACTTGGACAGTAATTTTTGATGATAAAAAAATAATTAAAAAGAGTGAGAATATTGGTTACACTATTAATGATGATAATTTTTGGAATCAGTCTAAATTTTCAAATATTTGGGCCATTCAATATGGAACATCTAATGTTTCTGATGAAGTAGAATATAGAGATGAAACTTCACATTCATCTTTTGCAGACGCAAATTTAGGAGATTTTCAAGATTTTATTGATAAATGGGATTCAGCTCATTTAGTTTCACTGCAAGATATTTGGGATCAAGATAATGTTGAAGGAGAAACAGAAGCTGAAAAGATTACTAGATTAGGTGCAAGACCTACTTCTTATTCTTCATAATTTTTATAATTTCAGCATCTTCTTTACTTTCTTTTTGTTGTGTGGAAATACAGTAATTATCGTATGCATGGTGTTTAAAAGGACCATTTTTATCTACATAGTGAAAAAAAACTTGAGCCATACCATCACCTTTATATATTCCAGGTCTCCAATGTTCTTCAATACAACCTGAATACAATATTCCATCACCTTCGTTTAATTCAAATTTTTCACCTTCAACAATAATAGGCCAGTTATCATATTTTTTTACACAAGTTGTTATAGATACCTCACATGATGGTCTGTCTGTGTGTTTATCCAAACTACCTCCAAACACATAATATCTCCAATAAGCGTAAGTAGGAAATAATTTTAATTTAGTTTTTTGTTCAACTATTTTTAATTTTGTATTTAAAAAAGAATTCATTAATGGATCATTGTACCAAGCTGGTGAAAATGATTGCGCATCAAATACATAATCTTTGTTTTGGTCTAATCTATTAAAACAATATTTTTGTAAAACATCTAATTCTTTTTTTGAAAAAAATTTTTTTATTATTGAAGCCATGCTACTATACTATATCTAGTCCCCTTTGTTATGGGTTTTATACTATGAGGATACATAAAATTACTCGGAAAAAATACAATTGATCCTTTTTGTAATTTTATTTTTTTAATTTCATTTTCTTTCTGATCAGTAAAAATTAAATCTCCACCTTCATAATCGTCATTTAAATTTATTATAATACTTAAATGTCTTGCTACTGTAGTAAAGTGATCAGTGTGAATTTCGTATTTTCCTCCTATAGAATATTTTAATAAATCAATTTGATTAATTTTATGACTAGACATTTTTGGAAATTTTATTTTATAAAAAGAATAAAGTCTTTCTATTTCTTTTTTTATATAATTCCAATAAAATACATTAGTTGAATTATTAAAATTTAAACGATAACCTTTTACGTTTCTAATATTTTTATTTAAACCACTTGCGACTGGTAAATTTTCTTTAGCTTTATATTTTATTAAAGGTATTATTTTTTCTATAAAAACAGGACTTACTATATTTTTTAATTCTACAATTGCTTCTGTGTGTTCCATTATTATCTTAATAACATCCAAGAGGTTAAAATATATTTCTCACCAGATAAAGGTGGATTTCCTCTATGTACATATGGAAATCCTGCAGGCCATATAACAATTCTTCCTGTTTTAGGTTTTGTTCTTTTTGAAAAATGCAAAAATTCTGTTTCTCCTCCTTCTTCTACATCATTTAAATAAATAGAAAAAACAAAAGCACGTGGTTCATTAGCATGACCTTTTCCATGTTCAATATGCCAAACATGATATCCCTCAGTCGGTAAAGTTTTTTGAATTTTTAAACCAGTGTAAAAAAATTGTTGTCCGTAAGCATCTTTAGCACCTGTATGTTTACAATAGTGATTCCATGCTAAATCAAAATTCAAAATCATCGGTTTTAAAAATTCCCACCACACATCTATATTGTTTGGCCCTGCATAAAATTGTTGATCTTGTTTATTTAATATAGATGCTTTTTCTCCATCTATTCTATTAAGAGTATTATTAAATTTATTTTGTTGTTCATATATTTGAATGGCTTTATTACATTCTTCTTTTGTAACGTAGTTATCATATACACCGATAAAATTGTTTATATTAACTGTTTTCTCTATCATGTTTAATTTTTTCCTTTATTTTTTTACTGTATTTAAAATGATTTTTTTGTGCAATATTAAATATTAAACTATATCTATTACTATCTTCTTGGTATAAATCAAAACCATGTAGTATTTCTGGTGGAAATATGTAGTAGTCTCCAGGTTCAGGACTTATTTTTAAATTTAACTCAGGAATTATTAAATCACATCCTTTTGTAAGATATAATATACCATGATGACATGTATGAGCATGATAGTTTAAACTATCTCCTTTTTTTATTTCATTACCCCAAGCATCTTGAATAGTGTTTTTTTCTAAAAAATGTTTAAATAAAAATTCGTGCGTGGTTTGATGTTTATTTATTAAATAAGTTATAAAATTTACAAAATCAGGTTTATCAATAAAATAATTCCAATCTGTCATACCACCTTTTACGTTTGTGTAGTTAGCCATATTAGGGTTTAAATTAGATTTAATTAACATAATAAAATTATGTATAATTTCTGGATACGGATAATTACCAAATATAATATTTACAGTTCTAGGATAAGTAATAGTTAAACTATTTTTATTTTCATTTAATTTATTATTTTTTGTAAGTAAACTTATCATTTTAATTTATTTCTATATTACCTGATATAGATATTCTTTCTCCTTCAGACCGAAAGATATTTACATAATGATTTAAACACGCAGGAAAAATAAATAATTCTCCAACTGATGGAAAGAAAGTATGTTGATTAATTAAATCCTTTCGGTTTGTTAAATTGTATATAAAATTTATAGTTCCAGGTTTTGTGTTACCGACATGATTTTCATACTCTTTTATTAAATTTTTTGGAATTTTTGTATATATTACAAATGATAAATCATGATCATGTGTATGTATTGGATTAGATTCACCTTTGACCATATAATTTACCCACGAGGATTTAAGTTCTATTTTATTTCCTAAATATTTATTATGGTGGTCATATAAAGCTTTAATATAACTTTGCAGGTATGGAGCAATAATAGGAAATAATTTTTTATTATCTATCCAATGTTCGTGTCTTATTATTCCTGCTAAATTTTCTCTAGCATCTTTAGAATTTTTATGACATAATTTTTTTATATCATGTAATTCTTTTTCAGCTAAAATTGTTTTATACAAAAAGGGTCCCCAATGAAAAAAGCTGTAGTTTATTTTTTTATCTGCTGTCATTTCAACTCTTTTTCATAAAAGATGTTTAAACTATATCTAGGAGAACTCTCTCCTAGAGCCTGTAAGTCTGTGTGGTAAATATGTGAATCAAAAAATATAGCTCTATTTTGTTTAAAACCAATGTACCTATCTAACTTGTTATTGTTATTATAAAAACCTGTTCCGTTGTACATTAATTCTTCTCCTTTTAAAAAGCATAAAAATAGATAGTCTACATGATGATCTTGGTGTACTAAAACTTTGTGTTTGTTATGTCTCAATCTAAAAGAACAATCAGTTGGATTTAAATTTTTGTTTTTAAAAAATTTATTTTTAATTTTATTAAATAACCATTTGTTTGTTTTATCTGGAGTAAATCCATGGCCAAACCCATATGTATTATCAGGCCCATTTTGATTGTGATTAAATTTAATTTTTGTTAAATTGTTTAGCAAAATATTAAATTCTTTCTCATTAAAGAAATCATCTATTATAATAATATTTTTTTCTTTCATTTTAAAAATCTTTTATTTCATAAATTTTTTCAATCTCTGGAAAATATATAATATTAAATTTGTTATTACAATTTGTCAATGTTTTTATAGCATCTTCCACTGAATTAACTAATGGTTGTCCCGCTAAATTAAAAGAAGTATTTAATAATATGGGAACATTTGTTATTTTATAAAACTCATTTATTAAATTATAGTAGTGAAAATTTTCTTGTTTTTTTAATGTTTGAATTCGGCACGTATTATCTATATGAGTAACACCTGGGATATTTGTTTTTTTCACATCAAAAACATAAGACATAAACGGTGTTTCTTTTTTTGATTTTAAATTAAACCATTTATCTGCGTGTTCATGTAAAACTGTTCCTGCAGTTGGTCTAAACCACTCTCTACGTTTTAATAAGTTTATTTTATCTCTAGCGTAATAATCTCTTGGATCAAATAAAAAAGATCTATTTCCTAAAGCTCTTTTACCTAATTCATTTCTTCCTTGATATATGGCTATAATATTTCCTTTAGATATAAATTCAGCAACTTTTTTTGATGTTGTTTTTGTTCCTTTGTTTTTAGGTAAATTATTGTAATCAGGTGAGTCTCCTAAATATAAATTGTTTATTTTTTTATTGTTAAATTTATTTTTATTAGAGTGCCATAAAGCAGCTCCCATAGATAAACCACTATCGTCTGCAAATGGGTCTACATATAAATTTGGACATATGTCTAATATTTTGCTATTTAAAACAGTGTTTTGAAAAACTCCGCCAGATACACAGAGATTTCTTTTTTTATTGTTTATAATATTAGATACATAATTTAGCACAATTTTTTCTAATTCAGTTTGAACTATTTTACAAATAAACTCTGGATTTTTTTTAATGTATTTATTGTATCCAAAATTTAACTCATAAATTAAACCTTGATCACTACTAAAATGATTGTATTTATTTTTAGTAAATAAATTTATATTAGTCTGTTTAATAGGTCTTGTTACATAAGAAGATAAACCCATGACAGAGCCTTCCTCTTTAAAATTTAATAATTTTTTTATTGTAGAGTACATATTCCCTAGACTTAGAGTATTTAAAAAAATATTTTTATTATCTACATAATTATGTTTTGATTGAAAAACTTGAAATATTTTCTTATATTTATTTTTATTGAAGTAATACAAAGAAATTATTTCACTAGAATTTTTAAATAACTCAGTTGCTCCATTGCCATCTATTACTAATGCAAAAGAATTTTTTAAACCTGAATTAAAAAAAGCTGAACATGCATGAAAAAAATGGTGGTGTAATGAAAATATAATTTGTGAATATTTAATGTTCTTTAGTAATAATTTATTTTTTATAAATTCTTGAATATGATTACTATTACCAGTGCTCGCATGAACAAAAATAATTTTATCAAAATTTTGGTTTTTATATTTTTCTAATAAGACCGGCCAATTTTTGCTTTTTTTATTTTTATCTAATCTTTCTGCCTCTTGAAAGTAAACAATATTACCTTTATTAATCTCACATATTGATGAATTATGTGAATCATGTATTGATAAAATTCTTAACATTCCTTTCATTCTGTTTATTTTCTATCTTTCATTTTCTGTAAAACTAATATATATGTAACACAATTATGGCTCTAAAAAAAGTAGATTTTGCACCTGGTTTTAATAAACAAAGCGTACCCTCTGCTCTTCCTGGACAGTGGGTAGATGGCGATTTTGTACGTTTTAGATACACAGCACCCGAAAAAATAGGTGGTTGGGAACAACTAACTGTTGCATCTAAGACTTTACCGGGCGCTGCTAGAGCGCAATTAGCTTGGACTTCTTTAGCGGGAGAACGTTATGCTGCTATAGGAACCTCTCAAGGTTTATTTTTATATTACGGTAATGATTTTTTTGACATTACTCCATTAGATACAGCTATTACAGGATGTACATTAACAACTGTTAATGGTTCAAATGTTTTACAAGTTAATAAAGGATCACATGGTTTAGCTGTGGGAAGATATGTAACCCTTTCAGCTGTTACAGTAACAGGTGCTTCTGATTACACAACAGGGGAATTAGAACAAGTTTATGAAATATTAACTGTTCCAGACATAGATAAGTTTACAGTTCAAGCTTCACGAGCAGAAGGAGGAACAGGCATGACTGCAGCGGGTGCTGCAACCGTTAATCCTTATATTGAAGTAGGACCAACGTTTCAAACTGCAGGTTATGGTTGGGGCACATCTTCTTGGGGTGATGATACTTGGGGGACAGAACGATCTACTAGCAATGTAATTTTAGATCCAGGAAATTGGAGTCTTGATAATTTTGGTCAAGTATTAGTTGCAACTATATTTGATGGTAGAACTTTTACGTGGAATGCTGGAGCATCTGGAGCTCGAGGTATTCGAGCATCA